CCTAGATATGCACCAGGCTTCATGGAATGACATCATCCATGGCAGCTTAAAGCTGGCCTGAAATTTCAATTTATTACTGAGAGGAGTAATAGAATTGTGTGTGGTTTTGGTAAGTGGGTACGTCTATGGGTTCAAAGGTAGATAGTTTGATTCATGAACTAACTTGTATTGGTATTCTCGTATGTCCATGTAACTCATCTGTGTCTTCTCTTGTATGAAACGGTATACTTCGTGTTCAGGTGGTATTCGATTTGAGATTCTCCATTTTTCTTTATTTTTTTCAAAGTTCGATTCATCATAAGTAGTAGTTGTTGGATAGTATACTTTAGGTTTTCCAAGTTTAGCTTCAGCAGGTGGTCCGGGGATCCGATCATGTAATAGTTTAAAGGCTTTTGCATAATCACCATAGAAGGGCATATCATGGGCCCAATTCTTTACACCTTTGTAAAGGGAGTCATAGTAGTATTTTAATTCTGATGGTGAATAGTGTAAGGCTTTCATAGACCAATGACTTAAAGGATTCATTCTATCAATTTGACGAACAATCTTGTGTTTGATTGTATCGTCTTCTTTATATTGAATTACGTTAGTAGAACAAAATGTGATTGTCTCATATGATCCAGTGTGATAGTATTTCAATACTAAGCCTAATTTAGACCAGACATCTTTCACGATGGGTTCCAATTTTTCAGCTGTATCTAAGTCAGTTAGACTACCATAATCATCTCCAGATGTGAAAATCTCGAATTGTTCACTTTCGATACCTGCTTTATCAAATACATACCGACCAACACTTGCATTGGCGACAGTATTTGTAAAAGTGGTATCAGGTGATCCAGAGAATGTTGTGGAGTCTATCTTGGCTTTGGCTAAGATGCGGGTCTTTCCGTCCTCAAAATATTTGGCAACTAGATTCCGATATCGTGCAGTGCTTACATGTATAAACAATTCTGGTGTTACGTGGTGTACTTTTCCATTATTGGCTAACCAGTTGTAGATTTTATTTACTAGATATTTCATATGATAGTATTGGGTTGTGTCCCATCTACTACCATCCAAATCTTGGGATTGTGTCAATCCTCTACTGTAACACTCGTCATAATATCGTTCTATTTCTTCATTAGTTTTAAGTTGTCGTCCTTTATTATTGTATTTGTATCCTTTTAATTTGCTTCCAAATATTTGTTCTAATTTGATTACTATTGGTCCCATTATCCATTTGATATTGGGTGGGCAAGCACTTATGGCTCTACATTTGGGTATTTTACCATCTGTTACTACTTGTTTTTCTTCTTTAGTAAATAGAGTGTAAGTAGTGTTATACCATTCTATTTTTGTTCTGATTCCAGTTAAATACTCTTTATAGAATGGTTCTATTTCTTTCTGGTGGTTGTAATCTTTCAGATGGTTGAGCCATGGTTCTATTTTGTAATCAAAGTCACTTATTAAGGGTAATATTTCTTCTTCAAACAATTTATCACAATATTCATGATAATCGAATATTTCTTTATCACAAATCTTAGATATAGTTTCTGGTCTTTTACCTTGTAATTGTCTGAGAAAAGAAGTATATAAGTTTCGAGGACATTTTGCATGAACTATTACATTGTCTTGGTTATCAGTCGTAGGCAATATCTTTTTCATACGTGCTTTTTCTATGCATGTGCAGGGTATTGTTTTTAAATCGCTAGTTATCCCTATTCCGTTGACTTCTGTCACTGTGTGATTGATTTTAGTTAACTCATAGTCTTTTATTTCTTCTATTGCAGCTTCAGGATAACATTTTGTGAGATAGACAGTTTCTTTCTGTCTACCCCCCATAGGTTCCCATACATTCTAACTGGCTTTATAGCCAGTAATCACTTCATCGAGGTAGTTCCTGAAAGTTCCGACGTCAGCTTTGAGTTTCTCATTTCCAATTTCTTTATCTCCTAAATCTTTTCCGAAAAAGTGGAGGATTTCACTCAAGTTATAGTTGAAGTTTTTGGTAGTCATTTTTCCTTCATTGAGTAAGGTTAAAGTTTTCATCATGAGTGATTCCTCTAATTCTAGTTGTTGAATTTTTGCTTTAACTTGTTGTTCTAAAATATATTTAGTAACAATAGTTATTTCATTGGGTTTTAGATTAGGATTTTTGGTAGAGAGTAATCTATATACATCAGTACAAATTTCTTTTGGTAAGAAAGTTTTCTTATTCATAGTAGATGAGATGACACTGCTAATGGTCTCATGAGATATGGCGAAACTAGCATTAGCTACTTTATGGTTATAGTTGGCCCACGTTGATCTATCTAAGAATTTTACGTCTTCTTGTTGATAGAATATAGTTTGTTCTTTTGTGTCTAGTTTGAAAACTTTAGTTATCTTACCATCTTCAGAAATCACACAATCTTCTTTTTGATTAACTAGAGTTAAATTCTCACTAAACTGTAATGTATTTTTATTATAGTAAGAATTTATTTGGTCTCCAGTTTCTATAGTTGAAGTTAGATTTTTTGTGTAATTGAACTGTAGTAGTTGGGCGATTTTGGAACACGCAGGACATTTTATGGAGTTGTTTGCGACTGTATTACCGCAAGCCAAAAACTTAGTACAAGTACTAGCTTTTAGTGTTACGACACAAACTTCGCACAATGCTATTTTGCATTCTTCATCATATTCATTAAGATGTGGTGTGCAATACACTCTTATTGGATTTGTGGTGCAATGATCACATTTCTTAGCATCTCTGATTCGAATTTTATTGATGTTATAAGAAACATAATCTGTTGCCCCTAAATCTATTCTCTTTTGGACAGTTATTTGATAATAGAATGTTTCATCGTGCATAAACAGAAATTCATCCCTGGTGGTTAACATTGTGAACACTTTTTGATGTTCATAAGTTATTGGATTTCCATGTACTTTCATTCTCATTAAGTTGGGTTTTAAAGGATGATTTGTTACTTCTCCATAGTGTCGACCTTTTATATTAAGAGATCCTTGTTTCTTAAACAAGTGCATTGTCCCAGTAGCAACGAGTCCATAAGGCATGTGTCTAAATGCATCTCTTAAGGTAGATGTACTAATATAATAGATACTATCAGTGAAATTGTAGAATAGGTTATTGTGTTCTCGATATTCAATTATAGCATCGGAATCTCCTCCATTCTCCTGACATACATAGTCTTGTAGTGTTTGATCATATATTTTTGAATTTTTGAATTTGGCTTTTAAGTAGGGTAGTTTATCTCTTCTGGGGTAGTCATCAGCTCCAATTGTTGGAACTAGATGTGTTCCAAAATTGTTTGAGATCTCTCTCTCTCCTGATCCAACATGAACTGGATATGCATATTTTTGATATGCTGCACCAATTCCATATTTGAGGTTGTTGTACTCCATCACTTTTCTTAGTATTGCTAGGTCATGATGTTCATTACCACTTGTGGTATTCATACTAAATCTAACTCTTCCATCAATTTCTCGAAAATTGGTCTGGAAGAACATTATATCATCTACGTGATATTTAGGGCAGATTGCTTGTGCATTCATTAGATTTTTTGTTAGTTCAGTTGTTTCTGTGTGATAGGGTTGTATTATTATGTTGGAATCATCGGCGATGTAAAGTGTTTCACATACTGTTGGTTCCACTGTACGTGTATTAATAGTCGTTAAACCATTAAGACTTTCAGTAGCCAACATTTGGTCGATTGAGAGTGGCCCAAGGTTATCGGGAGGACTAGTGGTTGTTTGTATTGGGTTAATGTTTTGTTGTGGGACAAGGGGATCAACCGGGAGTAAATCATTGTCAGTCACAGAATCACATTTCTTTGTTATTACATCAAAGATATCATCTGTAACTTCCAAGATTTCAAAGATATGCTCTTTAGTGTAAATAGTCTTGGTTATATCTGTTATCATTGCAGTACATTTGAAAAGTCCGAAGTAATAATGATTCTTATAAAGAACTACTATTCCTTCAGTTTTTTCAGTTAAATGTACTAGATTAACTACGTCTCCTATAGATATGAACCCAATTGTTTCAAGTCGAGGACTGGTTAGTGATAAAAACTTTAAAAAAGCTATAGCACTATAGTCCTCAACCATATTATTGAGTCCAAATAATTTTGGATTTACGAAATGAGCGATTCTCATTAAATCAAAGGCTGAAGGTATTATTGTACGTTGGAGTTCTACAGATAAACCGACTACTGCATTAAAGAAACATGTGTTATGGTAGGTTGTTTCATTAACTGTTAGAGTAGCAGCGGCACTAGTCAAAAGGGTTGGGATAGTTTGACTGGGTACTAGATTTTTTGGAGATATGGAATCATTGAAGAAGTGAATACTAGGTATTGACTGATTAAATTCCACGACACAATTCACATTTGCACTGCTGGCTACAGCACAAAGTAAATGTACACCCTTTGGTGTACTTTTCTTGGTTTTAGTTTTAGAAGATTTATTAAAAGTTTT